CCAGGCAATACGCTCATTTTCGCGTTCTAAGGCTTCAGCTTCATCAGCTGCCTTCTTCGCCATTACAGCTTCTTCTTTCGCGCGATAATAAGCATCATCTCCCGTTTGCCGACCGAGATCATGTTCTATCTCATGTTTCTCGTCGATTGCCTCCCTCAAAGCATCCCTAGTCCCTGCTTGGAGGTGTGTCAAATCAGTGAGTGCATCGCGCAATTCTGCGCCACTTCGATTGGCTTTGACTTGCCAGTTACGTTTGGTCTTACAAAATCGGGCTTTATGGCCCGGTTTGCCACATAAATTACATATCAACTTATCAGCATTACACTGCCTAGTAGAGTGCCCAATTTTACCGCATTTATTGCAGACTGGCTTTCCACTAGGGTTGTATAAATTACAAGTCATTTCACGGTGTCCCACTTTTCCGCATTTGTTGCAGATAGGGCCATCAATCGTGAAAGGTTCGTCAACCTTCTTCGGGTTGGAGTGGCGGGATTTTCCGACCACGGGCAGCCCAATTTTCTTAGACCACTTCTCATCGTGTTCGTAATTCTTACCCTCGCCATCTTCAAAATCATTTAATGAGTTCAGGGGTCCGAAGGCATTCTCGTCCTCTGTCTCGCTCATATCCCAACCTGGATTAGTTTCGATTCCGACTAAGGGTCCATCTGAGTCTGGATCACTTTCAAACCAGCCCTCAAATGAGACCTCATAGTCGTCGTCCTCCGATGCACTGTCGACTTGCGTGAATTCACTTACGCTGTCGTCACGAGCAATGCGCTCATCGGATCTAATAGTTGACACATATCGGCTTACCCTACTTCTCATAGCAGTTAGCTCATTATCATACTCCTCAACCCAACCCCTTTGAACAAAGGGTGGGGGAATAGACGAAAGCTGACTACGGTTGTAAGTTGTACCAATCATGATGTCTTTTTAAACTGGACGAGTTGGATGATTATCGTGTCCCAAACGCCGAGATTATAGTCCCCGGTGACTCTTCCCCGCCCGAAGGCGGGGGTTTCCCTCGGTCGGCGTACAAGCCGTTAGCCGAGGAGCTTCTCCCCCAGTTTCCCGGGATCCATCGTGGGTGTCAACGCCACTAAAGAACGGAACAATGCCCGCAGAAATTTTCTTTCTTTACACCCTTGGCGATCTAACGGATCACGCACCCGGAACTATAAATTTCTCTTCGCGGTTAGTTCTAGCCGCTATTCATGATTATCAGACCGCGACCCATCTGACTGTTCCCGCCTGTGTGTTCACACCTCCAGCATACGTCACTGTAAGTGGGAAAGTGAAATCATCAGCACCATTGGCAACAACAAAGAAAGTGGCAGAAACGGAATTTCCTGGAACAAACGGTCCACCATTCTGCTCTTGCGACGGCTTTGACAGCGCTGTCGTAACACAGAGGTTCCATTCTTCTTAATCCAGTACCATCGTCTCTAAGTCACCTTGCACACTATTTGTTGTTACGGCAGAAACATCCACCAAATAATTTCCTGCTGGTGGATTGAAAGTACCACTCACATTGGCAATCAACAAGCCATTCGCAGTGGTGGTCGCGAACAATAATGGCGTCGCTACAGTAGACGCACCACTCGCCTCAGAGGTTGTACTCTAAAACAAGGATACAGAATTATTGTTCGGCGCAGTGGTTGTAGAGTCTAATACTCGGTTCATGAAAAACCCGGCATA